CGCGGTTGAAGTTGTTCCGCATTGTGTCGCTGGACAGCGGAGAGAGGCCTGCGTTGAGGAAGTTACCTGCGAAAGCGGTGACCCCGATACCAGCGCGCTGCGCGAAGTTGCCTACGCGAGCCCCTAGACCCGCCCCACCACCGCTGTTGGCCTGCCAGTTGCGGTAGACGTCACCAGCCTGCCCTGCGCGGGCGTACATAGCGTGCTGGACGAAGTTTCCCGGGCTGTTGTAACCGAGAACACGGTCCTGACGGGAGTAGTACGCCCGAAGAGCAGAGTCGCTGAGTCCAGGAGGAGGAGCGGCCAGCGGGTTGTTCCCAGCCCTCCAGCCCTGAGTGACGGTCCTGGCGAGCCCAGTAGCTGTTCCCAGGGCAGAGAGCCCAGTGAAGTTCTTGACGACCGCTCCAGCGGCCCCTAGAGCCAGACCACCCAGGAGCATCGCTCCACCGGGAATCTTGCCCAGGGACTGCAGCAGAGAGGTCAGCGGACCCAGAACAGCGTTGATGGACTTGGCGATGGCCGACATGGCAGGAGCGACCCCGGAGCCGAAGGCCTCCGCGATCATCTTGCCGTTCTCAGCCATCTTCTTCAGCTGGTCGTTCAGGCCATCGAGGGCCTTCTCACTGGAGGCATCGAACTTCACCCCAGCATCTGCTCCCATGGCAGTAGCCACGGCGTTGCGGATACCACCAGCCCCGGCGACCCCCTGGATGGCCTTGAGGGAGCGGACACCGTCCAGGCCGAAGCGCTCCAGAGTCTTGATGGCCTGGGGACCCTGCTTGTTGATTGCCTCGAAGATCTGGGTGATCGACTCCACCCGAGGCATGTTCTTGAACTGGTCGACGCTGACACCGATCAGATTTGCGTAGGCAGACAGCTCAGGAGAGCCGTACTCCACCGACCGGGTGATGTCAGTGAGCATCTTGTTGAAGGCGTTAGCCGCAGCGAAGCCGTCCTGACCGGACTTCAGGAACGCGGTGGAGACCCCCATGATCTCCTTCTGAGCCATCCCGGCGACCTTGGCCACCGGTGCGATGCTCTGGGAGAACTGCAGGATGCCGGTAGCCGAGACGCCAGCGGTCTGGGAGAGCTCAGCCAGGGTCTTGTTGAAGACCTCGGTCTGCTTGACCCCCTGGGTACCCATCTGCCGCTGAAGCTGGGTCATCGCGGTAGCCAGACCGGTGACGCTCTCCCCCGAGATTGCACCCAGCTTGGTGAAGGAGGCAGCCAGCTGGTCCACGTTGCGCGAGGACTGCCCGAGCTTGTTCAGCTGGGAAGCCAGGTCGATGGCCTCCCGCGAGGTCATCCCGAACTCTCCGCGAAGGTTGGAGACCGTCTTGGAGTAGTCCTGCATCCGAGTGCTGTACTCGGACTGGGTCTTGGAGATCATCGTCATAGAGGCCTGGAGCTGGCCCATCTGCTGATCCAGACGACCCGCCGCCAGACCCATGGCGGTGATCGAGGCGAGCATCCCTGCTCCGCCGATCTGCATGGTCCTGCCAGCAGACTTGAAGGCACCATCGATAGCCGTCGTCAGCTTGACGACGCTGTCCAGCATCTTGTTGGTGGTGCCTATTGCGGAGTTGACGCCCTGTTCATAGGGCGTCACGTTGGCAGATAGGACGACTTCGGTCTCTTCAGCCAACTGCCTCTCCTGACCTTAGTCCTCGCGTTCGCGGTGGATGTGTTCCCGCCGCTTGTTGAGGATGTACTGCTTGTCCCTCAACTCCTTTGTAACCGGGATGAGCTCGATCCGAGTACCTGGAAGCTTGTCCCCGTCTGCGCTGATCTCCTTGCGATAACAGCCCGGACAGAAGATTTCTTCGACGTCGTACGCGTACTTATTCTCTTCCCACTCCCATCCTGCAGTACCGCACAACTGACACGTCTCTGCCTGCTCCAGTAGATGGGCCGTTAGCTTTGCACGAGAAGGGGCATCCCACTCCAGAAACTCTGAATGCGGGATGCCCTTCTCGGCGCAGTACGAGACCTCCATCTTGAAGGTCGGATCTAGGCGGAGACGGTTTCGGTAAAAGGGACGTCCAGCCCCTTCATGCAGAGACCAGAGACGGCGTCGAACAGGGTGTTCAGCTCACCGGTGGACCAGTCCTCCGAGGTCCAGATCTCACGGGCATCAGCCTCGGAGATCTTGGGATCCACGGAACAGGCTGCCACCAGAGCGGGCGGGAAGGTGTTCCGGTTGAAGACGTTCCCGGCGATGCGCTGCTCCTGGGTCGGCGGGTGCTTGGCCTGCAGGGCATCCAGCTCCTTGTAGGAGATGGCCTCGAAGACCAGTTCGAGAGCCTCTCCGCTGACCTCGATGCTGACCGTGGTCTGCCGCTTCTTCTTGGACTTGAGCTTGTCGAGCGTGCTCTTCTTGTCCGATGCGCTCTGCTCGTTGCGAGCAGCCTGGATCTTTACTTCTGACATTTCTTCTCCTCTGGGCGGTGAGGGTTACAAGGGGAGGGGCACTGCAGGGGAGCCCCTCCCCAGGCTTGGTTAAGCAGCGACCGTAGCGTTCTCGTTGGGAACGTCCGGCACAGAGCAGGTGACCGTGAAGGTCATCGCGGTGTTGTTCGCCATGTTGGACATGGTGCGGGAGACGACCATGACTGGCCAGACCTCGACCTTGTCACCGGAGCCCGGGTCAGTGCCCGGGGTTGCGCCGAAGCGCTGGATGACGAAGAAGCCCTCGGTGGCACGCGGGAGGGTGGTCCACGCGGTGTCACCAGAGACGTCGTCGTCACGGTAGAAGTCCGCAGTCAGGGAGGCCTGGACCGTACCCGGGATGGACGTCTCGAACAGGGTCGAGATGTTCGGGGTAGGAACAGTGTTGCCCTGCGAGGACGCGTTGAGGCTGATCAGGAAGGACGTGAGGTCCGTTCCTGCGGTGATCTCAGCGACGGTAGGAGCAGCCACGCTTGCCACAGCCGGGAGGAAGCCCAGGTAGCTCTGCTCGTTGGGGATGACTCTGGACACGAGTTACCTCACTTCTTGTTGGCCGGGTCGTCCCCGGTGTTCTGGGTTTCGGCTGCAGGTACTTCTGCAGGCGGTTCTACGGGGTCAGGGGCATCTTCGAGCTTCCAGCCCTTGTTGATCCAGACAGGAAGCGCTTCAGGGAGCACCTCTGCGGACCCCGCCTTGGGGTGAAGGATCCTCACCTTGCCCCTACGGGGAGGCTGATAGACCTTCTTCTTAGCCATCAGATCTGCTCCTTAGAAACCCAGATGGTGACCACATCACTCTGCACGAACTGCGATGGCTCGACGCTGTCATTGCGAGTCATCCCACCTATAGAGTTTGCACGGGCCTGTTGGATTTTCCAGCCACTCCCGCCTAGATTGACCGAGGTTCTTTCCAGGGCCACGATCTTTTCCCTACCTCGATCGGCGTAGAACTCCGTCTGGTTTCGGGAGATCCCTACCGAGGTGACCGTGTAAGGCACTCGGTAGTCGACAGCTGAGTCCCCGATCGACCCGGTGGCATCAGGTACCGGCATCGGGTTGATCACCAGGTAGGGCATGAAGGAGCTGGTCGGGGCATTGGGGTCGTCATCCCAGCCGCCAGCCACAGGAGCTTCGCCGTCTCCGACGAGAACGCCGTCAGCAGCCAGCGTTGTCAGCAGGTGGTCCGTGAGGTCGCCACGGGGGAGATGGCTAGGCATTTCTCTTCTCCTTCAGCATCGAGGCACCAGTAACGGCGATCTGCTTGCTGAGTTGCTCACGGGCCCAGTCCCCAGCGGGACGGATGTACGGCTGCGCCTTGTTGCCAGGGTGCTTGACGCTCTTGGCGAAGCGGGTACCTCCGCCAGCCTGGAAGACCAGTACCTTGCCAGGAGAGGCGACGATGACGTGCGGCTTGGCTCCGTACTCCTGAGCAGCTGCGTAGTCCACGCCTACAGGACCGATGGTGTATCTGTCCCCGATCTTGACGACAGCGATGTTGTCACGCAGGTGTCCGGTGTCCACCGGTGCGAGCTCACGCATCTTCATCTTGACGTCGTCAGCGGCCTTGTCCATGTCCGACATCACTGCACGACGGATGTCCCGCTTGGCATTGACCAGGCGGTCCCGTAGAGCTGTCAGTTCCTTGAAGTCACTCACCAGGTGTCCCGCTTGCTGCTGACGACCTGGACCGTAAAGCGCCGAGAAGCCCGCAGCCCGCCACCCCGGATCACACCGGTGACGTTGACTACCCGCCCCACCAGGTCGTTGTCTACTGACTCGGTGATCTGAACGACGTCATCGGATTCCGGGACGATGGAGTTGTAGGGAAGCGTCAGGAAGGCGTTGGCAGTGGTGATCTGCTCATCTCCGACGATGACCTGCACTCCGCCAGGAACCTCCCAGAACCGACAGGGGCCTTCGTACTTGGTAGTACCGGCAGCCCGGGAAGCGACACCGTTGGCGTCGATCACTACGGCTCCTGGCTTCCAGATCTTGCAGGCATCCACCATCCGCTCGGTGGTGCGCCTACGTACATAGGAGGCTGCGAACGGGGAGACCCTCACCGGTACCAGCCTTCCCAGTCAGGGATGACCCAGTCTCCGGCGTCTCCCCGATCCTGGTTTCCTGCCTCGATGTAGTCGTGCATTCCTGTGCCGAACGCCGGTGACGTGACGGTCGGATCTGGCTGCTCACCGGTGTTGACGCCGCCCATATCTACCTCGCCACCGGTGAGCAGCGTCTCGTGCTGACGCATCAGACGCGCAGCTAGATCCAGGTACTTCTGCTGCAGCTCCGAGGTGGCCACCGTCTGGCTGTCGCTGTTGGTGGTTACCTCGCGGGCGAACTTGGCTGCGATGGCTTCGGCGGCCATAGCCGCCGAGTAGTAGATAGATCCTTTCGAAGACCACTGCGAGATCAGCCAGGCGATCTCTTCGTCGTGCAGGAAGAACTCCTCTGGGTCGGTGTCGCCCACGAGAAAACGCACCTGGTCTCTGGTGGACAGAGAGAGGTTGGTTTCGTAGGTGAACGCCACTTACGACTCCTTTGAAGCGGTCTTCTTTGCGGTCTTCTTGGCGAGCCTGGGGGTCGGCTGAGGAGTCGGCTTAGGAGCTTCCTTCTTCTCCTCAGCTACCGGAACACCAGGCTGGTCGGGAGACTTGATCGCCTCACGGATGATCACCTGGGCCTCAGCCTCAGCCTCAGCGGTCTTGACGGTCTCAGGGACCTCGTGGTGCTGAGGAGTAGAGCGAAGAGCGGACTCGTCGCCCTTGAGGGCTGCCTTGGCCTCGGCCATGGTCTGCACGTCGTTGAAGAGGTGCGGAGGAAGCCACTCGTAGCCCTCAGAGGGCGCGTAGGGCCAGAGGAACCGGCTAGAGACCAGCACCTCCAGGTTCTGGAACTTCTCTGCCTGCTTGACCACCGAGCCAGCCTCGTGGACGCCGTACTCGCTCTGGAAGGTCACGCCCGCGATGTACTTGACCCCGGGGACGTGCCGGAAGTTGCCTGCCATCAGTTTCCTCCGTGCTTCTTGGTCCAGCGGCGGTCAGCTTCGGAACGGATCTTGTTGGCCCGCTTGCTCTTACTGTCCTTGTGGTAGGTCAGCCCGCCGCCGATGGCTCCGCCGACTGCTCCAGCTGCTCCATACAGAGCGGCCTCCCGCGGTCTAATTCGCACACCACCGAGACGAGCTCCGATGGGACCTCCGATAGCACCACCGATAGCGCCGCCGACAGCGCCTCCGGCAGCGTTGTCCTTACGGCTGTTAAAGGGTCCAGGGCGGTTGTAGGAGTGCTTACGTTCGCTGGGCTTCTTATTGGTCTCGAAGACGTTCTTGGCGATGGGCTGCTTCTTCATGTAGCCCTTGCGCTGGTTGCGGTTGAGAGCCATCTGGGTACCACCGATGAGACCGCCGATGCTGCCAGCGCTTGCTCCTCCTGTGATGGCTCCCATGGAACGACCACGGGTCAGCAGAGCGCCTACCCCACCACCAGCTGCGGAACCGGCGTAAGCACCGCCCACTGCTCCGACAGCTGCGTTGCCGGAAGCGCGCAGCTTCTTGCCCTTGCGTCCCGCTATAGCCGCGTGCGGCACCGGGAACGTAGATGCGAGGACCCGTCGACCGGTAGACGGCTTCTGCTCGTATGCCTTGGAGACTGAGCTACCGTGCTCGACTCCCCAGTAGCTGGTAGTCATCGAAGCTCTCCCACGACGTAGATGAGGAGCGCGAGAATGGCCAGCACTCCGACGATGGTCCAGACGACCGACGAGCCGTTCATTGTTTCTCCTTACGACTGAGGGGGACCGGGATCGAAACCCCGATCCCCCTACCGGTCAGATCGATCAGCCAGCGACTGCGTTGGCGAGGAAGACGCCGACGTCGGTGGAGATCGCCCGCATGTCGTAGGTCATCTCGCCCTCGATGCGGTCGGAGCGGATGGCTTCCTGGCGGAAGCGAGACATCCGGATGCCCTGAGCGTTGCCGTTCAGGTAGCCGTTCCAGGTGAACGTGTAGCCCGCAGCGGGCTGCATGATCGACGGGGAGCTCGGGGTGTAGCAGAGCAGGACGCCGTTGGGGTTGCAGATGAACCCGTAGGACGCAGCAGCGTCCTGAGCAGCGGCATCCGGGATCTGCGGGCCCGAAGCGACGGTGGCATAGCTGACGAGGATCCGCTCCACGTCGAAGAGCGTCGACAGAAGATCCGTCTGGACGATGCCCTTCTGGGTGTACTTGATCCGGTCGATGATGCCGGGGTGGTTCTTGAGCGCCTTGAGGACGTTCGCACCCACGACCATCGTGTTGGCCTTGAAGCCGGTCTCCTGGATGAAGTCGATCTGCAGCGTGGCGAGCTGACTGATCGGGTCCGAGGTGGACAGGTTCCACTGGAGGAACTGGTTACCAGTGGGGGAAGCCCCGACACCGGTGTAGTCCGTGCCCCAGACGCCAGCCTTGAAGTAGGTGGCAGCCCAGTCGATGTCCCGCTTGAGCAGGAGCTGGTTGGTGACGAACGCCGTGGCGTCGGAGTCGAGGCGGAAGTTGGAGTCCGCGTTCGCCCGAAGCTGGTCGTCGATGTCCTTGTGGACGCCGTACACGTGCGCGAAGTACGTGTCAGTGTCCACGTTCCAGCCGACACCAGGGGTCTCGGTGGACGGGGCTCGACGCTCCACATCGGTGCGCCGCCAGTCGCTCTTCGAGTACTTCCAGTACAGATCCGACTGCTTCTGGACCTGAACGATTGGGAAGACCTTGGTAGCGATGAACGCGTCAGCCTTCTGGATGTACGCGACCGAGACATTCGTCAGGGGCTGATTGATGTGAAGATCGGCCTGAGCGGGGTTAGGCATTTCTCAGATCCTTTCTCAGAGCGTCTTCAGTAGAACCGGAACGAGGACGTTCGCTCCGGAAGCGGCACCGAGCGCGACACCCATGACGTCTGCAGCGGTGGTCGTGGTAACTGCACGACCCTCACCGTCAGACGTAACCAGAGCGCCCGCCACGATGGGCGCACTAGCCATGACGTTGCTGACGCCGAAGATGGCGACCGTCGCAGCCTGACCAGTGACCTGGGGCTTGTTCTGCATGACACCGACTGCATCGTCGGTGGCTGCGGTAGCCAGTCCCACCTGGTGAAGGCCGGTGACCTTCACGAAGCGGTACTGCTTCCCGTAGTTGACAGCGGGAGCTCCGGGGATACCCGGCACCCCCGTGTAGACGGCCAGAGAGGCGTCCGCGTTAAGCGAGATGCTCTTGAGGCTCTCGTCGTAGCTCATCTGCTATTCCTTCCGTTTCTCAGCCGCGCTGGTCAGCGAGGTACTGGTCGTAGGCGTCGGGGTTCTGCATGAAGACCTCGGTAACGAGCTCCTCACGGGAGACGCCGGACTTGGCGACCACGCCGTCGACGTGGGCCTCGACCATGTTCAGGACGTCGCTGTTGTCGCCGCCCCCGATCGAACCGATCTCTTCGAAGAGAACGTCCTGGGCCTCGGCGGCGAACTGCAGTGCCTTACCGATGACCTCGCACTCCTCGTACGAGAGCTTCTCGGCGCAGCTCTTCAGAACACTGCCGAGCTCGGTGACCTCGATGCCGGGAAGGTTGTAGCTCTTGGCGATCTCGGTGTACTCCTGGGTGAGGCGGATGTCCCGCTCCTGCTCAGCAGCGCGCTTGGCGATCTCAGTCGCCTCGGTGAGGGCCTCGATCTGCGAGAACGCCTTGTTGATGACCTCGTCGCGGTCGCGATCGGTCAGAGCCTTGGAAAGCTCCTCCCGAAGACCGTTGGCGAAGCCCTTGGCGACAGTGCTCTTGGCCTGCTCGCGCTTGGCGAACGGAGTGGTGAAGGACTTGGCCATTTCGAGCTCTCGCTCCTCGACCTCCTCGTACTCCTCGTCGTTCTCGTCCTCTGCCTGGATCTCGTAAGCGTCGCCCGCAGCGTCGTAGACCACGTCACCGATTTCCAGAGCATCCGGGTCGAGCGGGTTGCCCTGCTCGTCGTAGATGTCCATGTAGTTCTCCTTCTCGCCATCGGCAGACTTTGCGATGGTCACGGTTGCGTGCTGGTTAGCACCCTTGTCCACCAGGCTGATCTCGTCGATCACCAGATCCTGGATTTCTCGTACCTTGCGGGTCATCTCATCTACCTCGCTTCTAGTCTCTTAGAGGCCGCAATAGCCTCATCAGATTCCTCTATGAAGTTGACGGTATGACCCGCCGTTTCCGCGACGATATCCGCGCACCCGGTCGGAACCGACTGCGAGGCCTACTGCTGCGAGACCTAGTCCCCCAGCCTTACCAGCGGACTTGAGACCCGCCTTGTACCCCGTCACGTTGGTAGAGCGAAGACCAGTTCCTGCCTGAACGACCCTGGGTCGACCCTGCGCAGAAACATTCATGACCTTCGCGCCCTTGTTGTCCTTGCTCTTCACCTTGACGGGCTTAGTGGTCCACTTGTGGGACATGACTTCCTTCTGCCCCACAGCATCGCGTCCGTACTTCACAGCCCCTAGAGCTGTAGCGCCGGAAGCCACGCTTAGTCCGGTGGAGGTGTTATCCAGACGACGCTGACGCTTTCCCTCTGGGTTGTAGGCCTTGAAGACCAGATCCTTCTTGACCTTCTTCCTACGTCCCAGCGCGTAGCCGCCACCACCAGCGGTAACCGTAGCCGCAGCTGCACCGGCTCCAGCGAGCTTGTAGTTCCTGCTCAGGCGATTGAGCTCGTTGCCAGCCTGTACCGCAGAGGTAGAAGAACCGCGCTGGTAATCGTCAGCGTTCCTCAGAGCCTGAGTAGGAGTGGTAGCCGTACGACCGCCAGCGGAGATTGACGTCGCCGGATTACGTCCAGAGAAATGCAGAGCCTTGTCCCGCCACCCCTGAGACTGAGAGTTCCTCAGACGAGCATCACTAACATGCCTTTGTGCAGGCTTGAAGGACAGCGGGTTGCGAGGGCGAGGGAGCGCCTTGGAGACCCGCTTGCGGCGCTGAACCGCGATAGCCCGGTCATGACGCTTCTCATTACCCCGAGCTGCGACAGAGGTGGCCAGACCTCCGGCCATCAGAGCAGCGCCGCCCACAGCCACAGCAGCGTGCGGGTTCTTCTTTGCAGCGGTGACGAGCTCTCGTTTGCCCGAGGCAGCAGAAGCCGCTCGATCGAAGCCAGCAGCACGACCGTACTTGTAGTCGAACTTGGCTCGCTTCCCGGCGCTCTTGAGGCCGGTGAACTGCTTGTCCATGTCCGGGTACTTTGCGCCGGTGGCGGTTCCTGCTCGGTGAGCCACAGCACCGGTGATGGCCGCGCCACCCCAGCCCGCCACGTTCTCACCGCGCTTAGCGGTGCGACGGGAGTCCCGACCACGACGCTCGTGCTCGGAGATGTTCATCCAGTCCTTCTTGGAGACCGCCTTGCGAGGCTTGCTCTGCAGATACTTGTTGGTTCCTGCAGAGGCAGCCAGAGAGCCTCCTCCGACGAGAGCCAGGGTCTTGTAGGGGTGGTTCAGCCAGGTAGTCAGGGCGCGACCGCTGTTGGCGGCACCCTTGACTCCGGAAACAGCGGTGCGAGCCCCGGAAGCGTGAGAAGCGGCTCGGCCAGTTCCCATACCGCGCTGAAGCTTGTAGCCAGCCTTACCGGCCTTGGCCCCCGCGCTGCCGAAGTACCCAGCGGCAGGAGCGGCGACAGCACCAGCGGTGGCAGCGTTGTCCACCTTCGCGAACACGGAGTACGGATACCGCACGGCGAGCTGCGACGCGTCACCGAGCCAGCAGTGGATGTAGTCGTAGACGTTCGCGCCGCCGCGGTTCCACACGCCCATCGTGAAGTCTCTTGTGACGACGGTCCCGAACGCGCAGTCACCCATTTCCACATCGAGAGCGATGTTCGTGATGACGTAGGACGAGACGCCCGATGCGGTCGCGGTTGTGGCCGCGGAGATGGTGGCGGTGTTCGCGTTAGTGACAGCCGTGATGTACGCGCCGTCCGGGATGCCGGAACCGTAGATCGGGGACCCGATGTCGGCGGACTCGAACGTGTCGCCCGCTGTTCGGGTGATCGTGGTGTTCGTTGCCGTCGAGACGGTCATGGCCTTGTGAGAGTTCGTCGTTCCGGTGTTGTGCAGGCGGACGTTCCGCATGATGACCTCAGCACCCTGCGAGTGGAGATGCACACCGCGGCGCGTCGGGTTGGCGATCGTCAGGCCCTCGATTGTGTAGCGAATGACAGACGCCACTTCCAGCGCCTTGTCCGCCAGCAGTGCGGCATCGAGGGTTCCCGACCCCCAGATGCCCTTGTCTTGCGCGTATCCGCTGACAGTGCCGCCTGAGCCGTTGTCGAACTTGATGAGCGTGCCGAGCAGCGCCCCCGCGTAAATGCGTGCGCCCGCTTCGAGTGCCAGGGAGTTGTTCGCAGAGATCACCAGTCCCGTGTCGAGGCGGTAGTCGCCGGGCGGGAAGTAGAACGCGGCGCCGGGGTTCGCGTCGAGGGCGGCCTTGATGGCGGCAGTCTGGCTCGCGGCGGTGCCTGTGGCCACGCCATAGTCGAGGATGTTGCGCGCGGCGCGCGGGGCGAGCTTGGCAAGAATGGCCGCACCTGTCGCGCTGGCGTCATCGTCCACGAAGCTGGCCACGGCCAGGTCCTCGCTGGTGAGCGTGGCCGCAACGCCGGCCGCCGCAGCCTCAGCCGCCGCGACCAGCGGCCCCCACGTATCCGGCACCAGCACGGCCCCGCCAGCCACGGTGCCCACGGGCAGCAGGGTGTCGAGGTCCACGGGGGACAGGTCCTCAGCGGGCAGCGGGAAGGGGCCGATGACGTGCTGAC